TCATTAGACATACCTTTAAGACTAGGATCATTTAAATCTTTAAGTGCTTGGTTATACATAGTGTTAGCACTATATCCTCCAGGTGTCATTGCTCCAGGAAAACTTGGAAACTGTGCTGCTTGTAAAGGTCTATTTAATTCTGCTAACCTATCTTGTCTATTACTTGTTGTATCAAAAAAACCTGTAGTTAAATCACTTATTCCACCAGTATAACCACCACCGCCACCTGTAGGAAGAGTAGTTATTCCTCCGGTATTAGGAGGAGTTGTTGTAGAGTCATCGGTAGGTATTTTAAAAGGGTTTAATAAATATTTACTTTGAGGTATATATTTAAAACCTGCATCATATACTTGTTGATCGTATGGGTTATAAAATCCTGGTGGCATTATAATTTAGCATTGCCCCCTATTGGTAAAGCTTCTACAATTACTTTAACATCTCTTTTAATATCGTCAGCTACAGTCTCTGTATTTGAATCTTGCACATCTTGCATTGCTTCTGCATCAGAATTATACTCTTGACCTGTTTTTGTATTTGTCAATGTTATTTCTGTCTGTGGTGTAATAATTTTTACTGGTTTACCATTTATAACTTCTATTCTGTATGATGCTTCTGTTTCAATAAATGACATATTTAATCCCTGTTTATTTCAAGTACTGATGCAATAACATGTAATTCATTTGCATCTGTTGCCTGTGCCTTTAATACCTCATTTTCTTCTAAAATTAAAGGGTGAGTTAACAGCTCTGTTGTTGTTTTTGAGGCTATTGTTTTATCTTTAAACAAACTAAATACCGCAGAAGCGGCATTAGTTATGGTAAAAGTTATATCACACCCCGATCCAGCATCTTCCGATACTAGAATACTTTTAATTATAGCTCTAGAATCAGATGGTGTAGTGTATATTACAGTGTTATCTGTAGTAGTAAGATCTATTAATTCGTTTTTATATATGTTAGCCACTTATAAACCAAGAGAATCTCTCTTGCTCCTGTTTTACTTCATTTAAAAATGTAGAGTTTAACTGATCTTTCATAATAGTTAAAGCTCTGTTTATTTGTTTTTGGTTAGATACATCGTATTCTATTTTTGGTTCAGGTATTCTTATATTTATTTTTGTCATTATCTACGTCCGTCTCCCTGCACATCTAATCTTAATGTACCAAATCTCCACTCTTCACCAGAACTATCGTTTTCTATTTTAACGTTTACAAACCTACCTCTAGCTCTTGTATCTTTTTTAAGTGTAGTTGAGTCTATTGTAAAAGGACTTAATGCTGTCGTAGTGTTTGATTCTTGTGGATATCTCTTAACACCTAGACTTACTTTAGCATTTCCAGTTAACGCTTTAAAATCAGGTACAAACCTTCTCATTGCTAGAAAAAATTCTCCTGAAACTTTTGGTCCAGCGGCCTGTCCTGGTTTACTACTTTGTCTTTGCTCTATATCAATATCATAAGATTGAACAAAAGAGGTAACTGTTGTAGTAGAACCATCTTGGTTAACTTGGTCTGTTCCAACCTCATGTTCAAAAAACTGAGTACGACCCAGTCCACTTTGACCTACGACTGTTGGAAAAGTTCCGTTGCTTGAAGAATCATATTTAGTAGCGTAAGGTTTAGGATATACAATTGCATCAATCCAAGATGTTCTTGATTCTGTTCCTGTGTACCATATTCCTCCTGGCATTCTAGAACTGCTAGACTCACCATAATTAAACACAACGTATTTATCATTAAAACTAGATCCTTGTGAAGGATAGTACCAAACAACTTCTGTAAATAAATTGTTAATACCAGCAGCAACTTGTTGACCCTTGGTAGTATCTAAATTGTTATATACAAAATCTTCTACTGTGCATGGTAAGGATTTAACTGTACCATCAAACATAAAGAAACCATTTGGTGATAACCAGAAAGCAGCACCATCTATCTCAACAACAGCATTCTTTCCTATCAATCCACAGTTTGTACCCACTTGCTCAAAACTAAATGTAAAAGGTGCACCTACAAATTTCATAGTGTACAATGCATTGTCTGTAAAAACTAATATTGTTTCTTTTGCTTTAATAGCACTAATAATTTTAGTACCATCTTGCAATCTAAAATCACCGGCACTGTTAGTTGCTGTAATTGTATAGCTGTTTATGTCTTCTTGATTAGAAAATCTTATAAACATATCGTCTTGTGTTGTTGTAGTTCCAATTGTTGTCTCTGTTCCAAAATGACATAAGTGTCTTGTTGTTGGTGATATTAAAGTTAATCTTGATGCAGTTGGATTTGATGCTGTAGAAAAACCAGATGTGCTTGTTGATGCTCTAACTGTTAAAGGTGATGCAGCTCCTGCATTCCATGTAAATGTTTTACCATTTGCAATAGTTGCAACCAATACTTGACCAAAATTATCTAAACTCCATAGGCCCGGTTCAAGAGTTACTTCTGATGCTAATACACCTTCTCCCCAATCAGAAAAGTTTGTTGCATCAGTAACTGCTGTTCCTGTGTTATGAGATGCATTATCTGTTCCGTTAACATTTCTTACAATACTTTGTAAGTTTGGTGATGATATAGATGCATAAGATATTAATTCATTCTCTACTAAAATTCTACCAGCAGCAGTAAAATTTGTTGTAGCATCAAGTGTAACATTAGTACCAGAGCCACCTGTACCTGCTGAGTTTGCACTTAGTGATCCGTCTAATGTTGATGTAGCAGCACCCGATACAGATCCATTCCATTGAGATATACCAAAACCATAACCATAGTTTTGTGCAGAAGGGCCTACTTTTTCATAAGGCTTAACTGCAATACTGCCCCCTGTTGAAACTGTACCACCAGCATTACTACTTTGTGTAATTGTAAAAGTTGTAGGTGATGGAACTGATGTTACTTGAAATAATTTATCCTCAAAATCTGATGCACTAAAACCTGTACCACTCGGTAATGTAACACTGTCTAATAAAACTATATCTCCCGGTTCAAGGTTATGAGATGTAGAAGTAGTTATTGTACAAACAGCTGAAGCATTTACAGTTGCAATTGTAGAAGAACTTAACGTAGCTTTTAATGGTGTTATATCAAATAATTGCCCTTCAAAATATAATAATAAAAACTTATCTGTTCCAAGAGCTACATACCTGTTTCCATTTAGATCGACAAAAGCATGTTGTTTTCTAGCAACACCAACAATACTATCTGATATTAAAGACGACCACCCACCAACTTTTTCAGGTAAGTTATATCTAAATCTTACGTTATCAGAGTCTACCCATCTATTTTCTGCGCCAGCAGAGGTGTTTTGTTTATCTACACCAGGTAAAAAATTATACTCAATAAGAGCCATGATCCCTGCTCCCTATGCCGTGTTAGCCTTAAATGCCCAACCTCTTGTTGCATCTACATACACTAATGTAAAAGCTTGACCATTAGTTGTTAATGTTAGGTTTGATGTACCTGTGTTTATTGGTTGACTGTTTCTATTAACAATCAAGTTGTTAGAGTTAAAAGTTCCTCTTGCATCAATAAAAGTAACTTCTGATCCCACCGCTGGTGATGCAGGTAAAGTTACTGTAATAGGGTTGGCCGTTGTATTTGCAAATATTTGATCACCATCTACTGCAGTGTATGCAGTAATTGTTGAAGAGTTTAAAGTTACATAACCTTGTTGACGTAATCCTAAACTAACATTTGTACCATCTGAATATACCAATGACTTAGATCCAACAGGTAATACAACCCCGGACCCTGATACAGTTTTAACTGTAATAGTATATAAAGTAGAAGTACCTCTTGTCGTTGCATCTTCAAATACTATAATTCTTTCAGCACCATCAGGTATAGTTACACTTCTATTTGCACCCAATGTACCAGTTAATTTAATATATATGTTTTTACCATTTGATGTTGCACCATTGTCTAGTGCTAAAGTTAAATCACCAGATGCTAATTGTGCAGAAGATAAATAACCTGTAGCTAGTTGTTCTAGGATCTGTAGGTTTGTATTAGTAATTGTACCCCAAAGACCTGCTTTTTCACCTGTAGCTATAAGCTCTAATTTTGAATTTGTTGAAAAACTTGATGCCATAATTCTCCTAATAAGGGTCTATATTAACCCATGTTTGTGATGCTCCTGGATCTATAGGTTGCCATGTAATGATGCCAGGATCATTGACAGTAAGAGTCATAGGCACGCCTGTAGGAACTACATTCGCAGCGGCTGTTATTGTAACACTTCCAGTGCCAATGGTCAATTGGTTTCCAGTAACACTTGTATTAGCTGCGGCTGATACTGTAATTGTACCAATACCCAAAGTTAATGGTGTAGGAGTAGGTGTTACATTGGCTGCTGCAGCAATTGTTAGTGATCCAAAACCAAGTGTTAATGGACTTCCAGATGGTGTTACAAATGCTCCTGCTAGTGCAGATGAACTACCTATACTTAATGTTAAAGGGCTTCCTGTTACATTTATAAGGACATTAGGGTTAAAAAACGATGTCGCTATTGGAGCACCGGATAAAGTAGTTAGTCCGAGCATGGTCTATGCTCCCGTTAATGCTTTTATCTCAGCGTCGCTTAATCCTAGATCTTTTAGTTTTTGTTTACCAGAAGCTTTTTCTGTTTCTTTTTGTGTAGCTTCTTCTTCTGCAGTAGGTAACTCTGCCATTTTAGCTTCTATGTCAGAAACTGATATAGGTGTTGTTCCATTGTTCCAAGTGATTTGATTTATATCATCTGCATTTACAGAAAATTCTGCATTAGGATTTATTTTTAATATTGCTTTTTCAATCATTATCCAGCTATCTCCATTACTGTTATTGTTGATGTTGTTCTTGGATCATAAGTACTTGCATCATTATCATTTGCACTTCTATTAACATAAATAGTATGACCAGATGATCTACATTTTATGTATGCTTGATAAGTTGTTGCTGAAGTAGTATTTGGAGAATCTAAAAATGTAGTTGGAATAGCATTATTCATTCTATTTGTATCAGTATCTCTTGGATTTATTACTGCTGTTGTTCTTGCTCTATTTGATGCTGCATCTGCTAACAATATGTCAGTTGATCCTCTCCTTAAAGAATATAATGCAGTATAACTTCCAGTTCC